GCGTCAGTATATGGAGCACATACTGCTACTGGCGTAGAAGCTTTGAGTAATGTTTTATTGCGTATGTACTCTGTCGGCCATCTTGGCATGGGGGGCGCTACATACTATACAATGCCCGATATGTCGGAAATTACTAGTATTGGTTTCGGCGCTGTTGATTTTGAAGCTGCTGTGTTTAGTGATGCAACGTTGTACTTTGATCGTTTACCTACATACTGGGGCGATACGTTAAGCTTTGCTAGTTGCGACCTAGAGTTTGCAGAGGGCAACCCAGCTAACTTATTCGGTACAATGGAAGCTGGCGAAATAGCTCTTGTCAACAACTTGTTTGATTCAAGCACAGTTGATTCTATTTTAGCCGCTGCTGTCGCATTAGACGGGGCAAGCGCAGGCCGAACATTCACTTTGCACTTACAGGGTACTAATGCAGCTCCAACCGCCGCAGGCGTTGCCGACGCTGCTACGCTAAGCGGGTACGGCTGGACTGTCTACGTATCGTCTTAAGGGGATCATATGCAAACACTGACACAAACAGACTACACGCTTGCCGCTGGCGAGTACGCACTTGCGGTATCTACTCGTACAGTACGGCGAGACGGGGAAATGGTATCGCAGACAGTTGGTAGGATTATACAGCCTACTACCCGCATTTTTGCTGGCGGATTAAGTCAGCACTACATAGGCACTGAGCAAGAGCTAAGAGACTACGCAGAGGCTAACGAGATTACACTTAGGTAAGTATGCGAGCAGGCGAGTTAAGACATTCTATCACTATCGAAAAGCCGACCTTTGCCCAGAACGCATACGGCGAGCAATCCGCTACATGGGAAACGCACTGTACAGACTGGGCCAAGATAGAGCTTGCGGGCGGATCAGAAACAAGCGTAGCAGAGGGTATTACTACGAAGTATACCTACAAGCTTACGATACGCTATCGGGACGATCTTAAGCCTAGCTATCGCATACTGTACGGTACTCGCATACTGTCTATAAACTCTATCGCAGACATAGGCGGGCGCAGTAGGGCAACGCTTATCAGTGCTACAGAGCATACGGATCAGCATTAGTATGGATATGCAGATTACAAGTAAGGGTTGGGAACAGATCAACGCCCGCTTGGGGCAACTAGAGCGCAAGGAAGCTCGCAAGATCAGCGGTAAGGCACTAAGGGAAGGTGCAAAGATCGTACGCAAGAAAGCACGACTGTTAGCACCAGTGGATACAGGGGCGCTTAAGAAGTCTATTAAATCCCGTGCTGGCAAAGGTAAGAAGCAAGGCAAAGACACTGTTTCTGTCATAGTAGGTAGAACTAAAAAGGGCAGCAAAGAAGCTTACTACGTTAGCATGGTAGAGTTTGGCCACGATATCAAGCATGGTAAGCGAAAGAACAAGGAAGCGTCTAGCGATATGGCAGACAGAGTAGCAGATAAGAGCGAGTGGACGAGCAAGGGCTTGTCGTCTGTGCCTGGCCAGAAGTTTATTGAGCGAGCGTATGACGCAACAGGCAGGCAGGTTGCCCGCAAGGTTGAAGCTACTTTTGTTGACGAGTTGGAAAAGACTGTAAAGGCAATGAATAATGGTAAGTAAGGCTATATATAGTTGGTTGACTACGGCTGCTGGCGTAAAAGCGCTGGTAGATAATCGGGTATATCCAAACGAGCCAGCTTACGAAGCGCAGTACCCGCAGATTAGCTATGCAGAAAGAGACTTGCAACTAGATACTGTCTTTGCTGGATCAGCTACAACTGGCGTATCATACGTAGACTTGCTGATACTGGATACAGATTACGCTGGGGCAATGACACTTTATAAGGCTGTCTTAGCTGCATTAGACGGCAAAGGCGGTACATACGGGGGCACGACTATCGAAGCTTGCTGGCTAGAGGATACACAGCCGTCTAACGTGATAGATGCAGAGTCAGACGAGGTGCAGTATAGTGGGTTTACACTCACGTTTCGGGTTTTATTTCACATATAGGGGATATAAATGAGTTTAACGGGAAAAGATGCAACGCTTGGTTATGGGGATACGGCAGACGGTACGTTTACTGCCTTGGCCAGAGTAGTTGAGCTTGGCGACTTTAACAAATCTGGAGAGAAGATTAGCTTGTCTAATCAGGTTATGGGCGATATTGACTGCGCTAAAACTAACCTTCCTGGCGAGTGGGAAGTTGACGATATGCCGTTTACGCTTGACTTCGACAAGGCGGTACTCAATACGCTGGACGGTATTTTTCAAACGTCTAAGTACTGGGAACTGGATTACGGCGACGGCAGCACTAGAGTCTTTCAGGGTTTTATTAACTCGCTTGGTACGCCTATTCCTATGAAGGATTGGGTACGTATCAAAGGCACAATCGTTGTTGAAGACGAAGGTACATATACGCCCGCTTCCGATCCAGTGGAGTAATGTATGAGTCTTAAAGACACAATCTTAGCAGCAGAAGATAGTAAGCTGCAAGCTATAGAAGTGACAGAGTGGGGTACTACAGTATATATACGTGTAATGAGCGGCACAGAGCGGGATAGTTGGGAAACAAACGTGCTATCTAAGCAAGTCAACATTCGTGCTGGCTTGCTGGTGCGTTGTCTTGCAGACGAGCAAGGCAAGCGTATCTTTAGCGATAATGACGTTGCAGCCTTGGGGGCAAAGTCTGGGCATGTACTAGACAAGCTGTTTGAACTGGCTAGCAAGCATAACAAGCTCAAAAGGGAAGACGTAGAGGAGTTAGAAAAAAACTAATAAGGCGTCCACAGAGGCGCCGCTACTTTGATCTAGCACAGTATCTTGGCTACAAGCATCCAGACTACATGCTAGCCGACCTAGATAGCCAGCAACTTGCAGACTGGATAGCTTATAGCAACGTCTATCCAGTTGGCAATGATCGGCTAGATATACTCTTTGCTCACCTAGCGGCAACTGTAATCAATTCACAAGGCGGTAAGCGTGGGGGCGAAGCAGCAAGCATACAGGACTGTATAATAGATTGGGAAGTTAAGTACGCTGAACCACAAAGTACGGCAGATATCAAAGCAAAGGCGGAAGCGTTCTTCAGACTATCTAAAAAGGGTAAGTAATGGCGACAGTAGGCGCAGTCATAGTAGACATTCAGGCTAAGCACTCTAAGTTTTCTAAGGGTGTATCTACTGCGCAAAAAGACTTTAAGAAGTTTCAAAAGACAGTCAAAAGCGGCGTAGAACTCTTCGCGCTCGTAGAGGGTTTCGGGCGGGTACGTGAAGCTGTATCGTCTGTTAATCCGCAGCTTGGGCAAATGTTCAAGCATGTAGAAAACTTAGTGATGATTACTAAGTCTTTTGGTACTGCGTTTGGTGCTGCTGGTGTACCTATTGGTGCTGGCGTTGCGCTCATTACTAGTGCATATCAATCGTATATGCAGGATCTCAAGCGTATACAGGCAGAGGAAGAGGCGCACCTTAAGCTAATAGACAAGCTTGCAGATACGTACCGTAGGCTGGCCGCTATCACAAATCCGTTTGGCGAAAGTACAATCACTGCTGGCACTACTGCTATAGTCTCACAACTGCAATCACAGCTTGCAGCCTTACAGGCGCAAGGTGCAAAGATTGGCGACGACTACACGTATTTAGGTATGGCCGTTGCAGGCTATGGCAAGAAGCTGGGGCTTAAGGATAGAGACTTTGCCGACGAAATTAAATCTGGCTTCGAACGCAATGTAATAGCAATGGATGCAGTACGAGACGCTATCCAGCAAGCAAAAACGACACAGCAACAGTTAATTAGGCGTAGTGTTGTCGAGTATGCACGAGACGCAGACGAAGCGACTAAGAAACTAGAAGAGGTCGAAAGCAAGTTTCTGGATGTCATAGCCGCTGCTAAGCAGTCTAAAGAGTACGGCTTTCTGTTGGACGGTATGACGCCAGAGCGGGGCGCAGGCGCAGATATAGCAGAGGCGATTATCAATCGCCCGCACAGTGGCAGCAAGAACGATCAAGCACTAGTGGCAGCAGCCGAACGCTATCTTAAGACATTGAAAGAGACAAGGGCGGAACTGAACAAACAAGCAATCGCAGATAGCCCGCTGATCCAGCAAATGAAACAGGTAGAATCGTTCATTATGTCTACGCAAGACAACTTAGCGCAAATGGACATGAGCGATAAGCAACTTAAGCTGCTTGATCTAAAAGAGCTAGGGGCAAGCAAATCACAAATTAAAATGGCAAGCGACCTACTGGATCAGATAGCGAGTAAGGAACGTGCTAACCAACTTAAGACAGCGGGCGAACAGCTAGCCGAAAGCTTGCAGACGCCAGTAGAGCAATACAAGGATCGCTTAGCAGAACTGGACGAAATGCTAGAAGCAAACGCTATATCACAGGAAACGTACGCTAGAGCAGTCAAACAGGCTGAAGATAACATGCAAGGTACTGCCCGTAGTGCGTTTGCTCTGCAAGACGCTGGGACAGTTGTAAGGCGATTTGATTTTGCAATGGTTCAATCACCTACCAAGCCGTCTGATCCTATGCAGCGTATGCTAAGTGTAGAACAGCAGCAGTTAGCACAAAGCCAGCGACAGACTAAGGCACTAGAGCGGCTAAGCAAGGGCGGCTTAGAGGTTATGAGTATAGCGGGGTAATGGGGTAGTATGGCAATAAGCAAAGTACAAAGGGTATATAGTAGCGACGACGACGGCCAGCAGCTAAGGCAAGATCGGGCAGACACAGTAGAGAAAACCCAGCGCTGGGAATACTGGGTAGAAACGTCTACTATCCAAGAGATAGATAACACTATCAGAAATGCCAGCGCTGGTAGCACTACCATACCAGCTATCGGGGCAACTCATCCAACAGATAGTACGCTAGTTTGTATTGGTAAGAGCGTAAGGCGAGACGCCAAACAGCCAAGGGTATTCTATGTATCACTGGACTGGGGCGCACCTACAAAGCCAGAAACAGCAGCTACAGAATGGAACGTAGAATTAAGCGTAAGCGGTATCGAGTATAGACAAAAAGCGGAATTTGATAGCACTGGCGCACCTATAGTCAACAGCGCTGGCGCACCGTTTGAACCTGGCGTAGAAAAAAGCTACTATGACGAGCAACTAACTATATCTTTTAACTCTACCACTGTGCCCGCTGCATTACTACGGGCAGCTAGAGGCAAGGTTAACAGCGATAGCATATCCATTACCGTACTAGGGCAGACGTTTGCATATGACGCAAGACAACTTAAGTGTACCGTTGCTGACTATCAATCAGTGTATGAAAGCGGTACTGCCTACTGGCGGGTAAACTTTGTATTCCTTGCACGAGATGATTACTGGACAGATAGCATTTTGGATCAAGGATACTATACGCAAGACGCCAGCGGCGACCTAGTTATCAACAAAGATAAGAACGGCGAACCACTGCCGACGCAACAGCTACTAGACGGCGGCGGCGGATTAGCCGCAGATGCAGACGGTACGCCTTATTACATAGAATTTGAAGTTGAAGACGAAACAGCCTTTGCAACGCTTATAGCACCTTTTGCAACGCCAGAGCCATAATAGTATGACAGTAGCATTTGACAAACAATCTGCTAAGCGTATAGGTAAAGTCGTCAAGCGAGTAGAGCAAATGCCAGCGGGACAAGATGCACTGCAAGGCAGCAGTAGGCAGAGCTTCAGCCGTCGCTACTTCTGGGCTAGGATATCTGCCAATAGTCTAGTAGCTGTAAATAAGTATACCTACACTTTTGTAGAGATTGAGAAAACAAGCGCAGGCTACGGGGGATGGGCGGATAAAACAAACGGCAGAACAGGTACGGCTTATAACACGTTTGAAGATAGCAACACAGGCAGCGGGGTACAAGGCGACGGCGTAGATATAGACAACCTAAGTGGCACAGGCTTTCAGCTTCAGCCTATACCTGTCCGTACTGATCCTGTTTTGGTTTACTGGCTATATCTTACAGACGGAACACTAGAGTATTGGATCAGTGTACCAAACGCAATTGACGGCGAATGCGAGGCGACCTAATGGCAGGTATATACCATTGGATATGCTGCTGTGCAAGTGATCCTGTGTACACAAAGATTATGTTTTCGTGGGATGACTTACCTTGCGACTGCGATACATCTACTTACCGTTATAACGACGGCT